TTGTAGGCATTGTTAGTACCGTCTGGTGCTAAATAACCGCTTTCAATAGTTGTATCACCGCCAGCAGTCCATTGACTAAAATCTTCTGAATAAGGCACAAGATTCGTTGACTGCCCCTCAAGCAATAAATGCCCTTTACCCCCTTCATAGTTTATTCTTGGTAGGTTTGTATCGTCTGTTATTTTTTTGACTGATACGTTGTCTATTGTGATGTCTGTTACACCGCTATCTCTTAATATTTCTAAACCCGCTGAAGATGCGATAAAATCGTAACTATGTGTGCCAACACTTGAAGGTATTTGAACACCTTGTATTTTAAGACTTCCATTGGTATTTGAAACAATTTCGTATTGTATTCTATACTTATTTGATATTGTAAGAACACTACTTTGGTTAATGCCAGAAACACTACCAGAACTTGAATAAATCCTTGCAGCACTTTCAATAAATTCTGCCTCTCCAATAAAACTCCAATTCTGACCGACTTCTTTAACCGATACGTTGTCTATTGAGCCAGCGAAAGCAGCAATATTGTTAAATTGTAAATTACTTCTTGTGCCGTTAGATGTTAAATACACAGTATGCACACCTAAAGTGCTAGGTAAATTAACAATGCCAAAAGCACTACTTCCGCCAGATAATTTCAAACCGCCACCATTTGTATCAGTTACTTCATATTGTAAGCGATATTGTTTTACTGATAAAGGAACGACACTTGATTGAATAATATAACTATTAGTTGTATCTGGGAAATTTGCAGTACCTCCGCTAATATTTGCAGTCCCTATAAACGACCAATAACTATCAGTAGCAAAATCACCATTAGTAACCTTCTCACTTCCTACTTCCTCAAAATCACCATTAGATACTAACTCTCCCCCGATTATCTGAACATCTTCAATGTACCCTAATTCGTTTACTCTTGTCGCTGAGGAATTTCTTGTGAAATCGAAATCAGCGGAGATGTCCTCTTTTATTGATACGTTGTCTATTTTTATTGTTCCTGTTGTTGCAGTTGCTGATACACCTATTTTTAAAGCATAAGCAGCACCTGAATCATCAGCAGTTATATATACTTGATGAGTTCCTATTACATTACTTAAAAATATTTGAACAAAACCACCTGAACCACTTAAAGACGAGCCAGCACCATTTAAAGTATTTTCTTTTATTTCATAAGTAAATAAATATGCTTTTCCATTTGTAATAGTAAAGTCTTGTTGTATATATTGAGATGTACCATTTCCACTAGCAGTTGCATAATTATTTTCTATACTCCAAGTTCCTGTTTCATCCCAATCACTATCCGTTGCAAAATCACCATTTGTTACAAGTTCTGGCCCTAAAGCAATCTCTGGCTTTACACTATGTAGTTTACCATCTGAATAAGCAGTAGGGGTCGTTATAATATTCGCTTTCTTTAATAAACTCATATTAGCAAATTAAATCATTCAACAATTTTTCAGTCTCCCCACTATTCTCATAGTAGTCTACCCTTACATATAACTTGTTTGTTGTATAAGGAGCATAGTAAACATCACCCCAATAAATTAAATTAGTAGCGTTGCCCCACCAAGTTCTGTGATATATATCTGCCATTTATTTGTTTTTTATCATTAACCACCATTTATGAGCGGTATACCCAATAGCGACAATCGTTAAAATAATCTTTAACCCTAATTCTATGTTGGTAAAGTTTATAGCCAATACCGTTGTGTTAAGTGCGTATATTTTCAAGTCGGTTAAGTTCATCATTTTAATTATATTTAAACTGGTCTTGTATATTCCCATAATATAGATAATTGAACATCATTAGCCGTTGTGTCACAACTATATCTAAAGTTAATTCTGTCACCAAGACTGAAAGCAGAGACATCTAAAGACAATGAGGTTGCAGTATTAGCCGTTGTGCTAAATGTCCCAACAGTACCTATTAAAGATGTCCCATTGTACATATACAATCTGTTCCCCGTTGCAGAAGAACTCGTCATAATCAAAATCCTTGCAATCTGTCCATTATAGATAGGAATGATGTAATTCTCAACACTACGAGAAGTTGTCTCAACAGTAGTATTGATAGGTACATAAACATCTACACCCGTTCCTACTGTGAAATTGTGATGTGTAACACTCTCAATAACCGTAAGTCCACCACCGCTAACCCAATTGACTCCGCTGCCAGTAGAAGACAATATTTGCCCACTTGTCCCGACATCTCCATCTCCATCAAGTAATTCACCACCAACTTTCAAAGAACCATTGTCAATCTCAACTGCATCTTGTGATAAATAAATAGGGGAAGGGTTGCCTAACCCATCATTGAGCCGCTTAACCGCACTTGCATTAAGGGGTTGATTATCATCAATCTTAATCAACCCGTCGTAAGTGTCCTTAATTCTTGTTCCCGTTAGAGTTGTCCCCATTATCTATTATCTTTTTTTCTTCGTTCGTTAGCCGTCTTATAAAACGGTCTAACGAACTAACATAATTATCTTTTAACTTATACTTGTTGATTTCCTTCATCAAAGCACCCAACCAATATTGTTAGCGTCTCTGTCTGGATACATAGCCTCCGAAGAAGTAATGTACTCTGGATATAATTCAGAATTGAAATTCATATAATCCAAAAACCTATTAGTATAAAAAGTAGCCTTGTCACTTGCTCTTGTTGTTAACCCAGCAATCTCACCATAGTCAACTGCATCACTATTATCAGAACGATGTCTGTAAACACCCCCATTGCTTATTGTGTAAGCTGCAAAAGGAATATACTCTGCTTGAGTGTACCAAGCCAACATTGGTTTAATGTAATCCTCTAATAATAACTTGTAATCAGCATTAATAGCATCATTAATTGTGTTATTGATGATTAATGTCTGTAATTTCTTGTATAAGTTAGTCCCTAAATAGTTTTGGATGTGAATATCTTGAGCCGTCTCAATAAACTGAATCAACTTGTCAGAATCCAACTCCCCATCAATAATGGACTTCCTTTTTACATATTTAGGTGATATAAATAACGCAGTCATTATTTCCCAAGTATTTTGTTAAACATCCGCTTCAAAAAAGCCCCACCTTCTGGCATATCGATTGGTCTAACACCCATTTCCTCTGGATTGTTTGGTAAAATCAAACCATTCTCTACCGCCTCGTCAATATTAATCTCACCACTACCAATCTTCTTGTAAACTCTCAATTCCCAGAAATGATGACAGTTTTTACCGCCCTTGTACTTTAAAAGTGAATAGTTCTGTTGGTTATGACCAAATTTCTTGTTTACACCCCTAAAAGACATTTGATTGATGTCCTCCTTGCGGAAAACTATGTCACTTGATGTTAAGCCTTCCATTCTTTTGCAGAATTGTCGGCTTCCATTCGACTGTCTAACGGGTACATAAGCATATCTCACCTTATAGATGCCTTTGTCTTCAATAGACGAGGCATCTGGATTCGCATCAGCGAGTTCTACGCCCGTTTCAGCATCACAACTGTGTACTAACTCCCAAGAGTCATCAATCTTCTCTCCTAACGCCTCTAATTGGCTAAATAGGTCATCAAACTGCTCGTCTGTTAGGTCATTCTTGTCTGAAGACAACTTTTCACCCGTTTCTTGCTCTTTTACAACACTTGTAGAGATATTATCTAACTCAACAAACTCGATTGGCTGAAGAGTAACAAAGTAAAGTGATAAAAAGATGTTATTGAACGCTAAAATGTCATCTAAAGCATTAATAATGTTCTGTTGGAATGGTCTGATAACGATATTATCCATCAGAATAGACGCAGTACGCAATTCTTCGGCATTATTACCAAAACCAGTATTATCTTTAATCCCTAAAAGGATAGGGGAAACAATCCCGTGACCTAACATAATCTTTTCACGACTCTCATCAGCTAAAAACTGATATTGTGCGTGTGCATCTGGTAAATGCACCGCATCAACAGTCGCTGCGGCATCTTTATCCTCGTTAAATGCCAATATAAACTTACCAGCATTAGAAGAACCGCTAAACTTCTCCATAATCTTTCTCTCTAACATCTCTTGAACCTCCTCTGAAGGCTGCCCATTGTTAAAGTTGATTAAAAGTGAAGGCTGAAGACCATTTTCTATATTTGAGAGGTGATAATTTGATACCTCTTCCTCTAATTGACTATATTGTAATGAAGATTGGTAATCACAAGGTGAATAGTAGTAAAAACCACTAATATATGGTCTTACAATGTATAATTCAACTGTATCACTCTTGCTACCGTTGCCAAATGTAGGGATGCGCTTTGGCTTCTCACTTGGCTTGATTTCAGCCCACTTGGGGTGATAGTAATAAGCCTTAATGCAACCGTCAGAAGTCTTTTCAGCCCGAAGAGTCTCCATAGGGTGATGCTTAATAGCAATAACCTTTGTTTTGGTCTTGTTATAGACAACTTTAATAGCCCCTTGACCCAATAACTTTCTATCCCCTACAATCTTTCTTAATTCTCTCTCGTCTATAAGACGCTTCATTTCAATATAAGAATCTCTATTGATATTTCGGTCTACGGCTTCAAGACCTCGCCCGAAAATCATATCGCTAATCCCGTTAACACATCGAGCATTGGTTGGTGACCCTAAATACCTCTCGATAATGACATCGAAATAGTCATTCCCGTCACCATACATAACCCATTCCTTATGATTAACCTCATAAATGTTAGGTCTCTCATAATCGGCAAGATTAACTACTCTTATATTTCTATTCTTGTCCATATTATTCTAATATAATATACTCTTCATTCTCACCCTCTGTGCTAATAGCAAATTCATTAGTGTTTAAACTATGAACGTAGTCAGTAGATGATGAAGCATATAACTTGTCTCTATATAGCAATTCAGAGCCATTCTTTACATCCATAAAATACACACTATCCTCTTCCAATATTGTAAAATCACAATCTAATTGGCAATAATTCTGTGTGTAAGAAGGAGTAACGCTTATTGTCTCTGATGCGTAAGTACCATCTTGTCTAATAGTCACACTAACTGGTGTCAGAACGCTATAATCCCTTGTTATAACGTAAAGTGTGTTAGTAGATAAAGAAGGATTTACTCTTTTCATACTATAATACCAAAAAAGTATATTTTTGTTTTTTTTATATAAAACAACAAAGGGGGTGACTAATCACCCCCCTCATCATAAATAAAGAAACTATGAATTACGTTCCAGAAACGATTGTTCCACCAGCGTCAACGATATTGGTGTCAAGGAAGTTTGCTGGTACTTTCTCCATACCAGTCAAGGTAAGAGTATATCCGCTTAAATCTCCCATATTAAGTCCAGTAACGATTGTTCCGCCAGTAACTGACATACCATTCAAAAGCCCAGATACGAAGAAGTTGCCATTTTGGTCTTCTACGATAACGTGAGGATGACCGAAAGAAATCAATTTAAGTTCTTTGTGGTCTTCTTTTGTTAGTTTTGGTAATGTAACTTCAAGGACTTGCTCGAAAGCAGTAGTCCCGTTTTCCATAGAGGATTGAATGTTTTGCGTGAAAGATGAAGAGAAATGTACTTCATACTTGTACGCACTGAAAGTTCCAGCAAGGGTGTCAATTACATCTGTGTCTGTTGCATTGTATACGAATCCCGATGAAGGAATATCTCCGTAGTCAACGAAGTAGATGTTCTTAATACCCCCAACCGTATCCTTACAAGGCTTCAATCTCCCTAATGATAAATTTTCACAAGCCATAATTATGTTTGGGTTTTATATTATTATTAATTCAGTTTTTTTTGATTAAGGGGGTGCTATTAAACACCCCCGTTATCAAATCTTATTAAGAGTAGTATACGATTTCAGAACCGTAAGCGTAGTTTACGTTAGCAGTGTAACGCATTACGAAACGTACATTTTGCGAACCGTCTAAATCAGCCATATCAAGAACCTTGACCTCATTCCAATCAGACATCAAAGATGTACCGAAGAACAAGTTAGAGGCTTGAGCAGCAACCATCTCGTTAGAAGGAAGACCTTCAGCCAAGAACAATTTAACTCCGTCAAAAGCCAAGTCCCCAAGAATTTGGTTGTTTCCACGCCCTTCGAAACCATTAGCACCAAGACCAGAAGCACCAAATCCTCCTAATGCACGAACGTAAGCACGATATACATTTTGTGGGACGTAGATGAACAAGTCTTCTTTTCCGTAGATAGCGGCTGGGATTTTATCAACAACTTTTCCAAGTTCAGTGATTACGTTAGCAGCAGTAACAGTAGTACCAGTTTCGTCAAGAACAGAAGCATCAGCAGCGAAACGAGCCAAGAACCCATCATACTCACCATCAACTGCACTTGGCCCAGTTCCTACACCTTGCCAGATGATAGTTTCGTTAGCAGTAGCAACTTCAGCAGCAGTTTTAGCGATGATGAAATCAGCCAAGTTTGGAGGAAGGTTGTCGTGAGCAGAAAGACCCATAGCGATTGCTTCCCAATCATCACGAAAATCTTGCTTACACAAGGTAAAGTTTACTTGAAACTCATCTGGTTGAAGGATGTTTTCAGTCAAGGTAACAGTTCCAGTTGGAGTAAAATCACAAGAACCGTCTTTGATTAGGTCGCTCATAGCAACTTTCTTCAATACTTGCTTGAATTTTACATTTGGTTTAACAGTAACACCACCATTACGGATAGTGCTTGGGTTTAGTAACGCTGCTTGAAGATACGGTAAAGCAAATTCACCAGCATAAGTAGTTGTAACGTTTGTGGTTGTAGCCATTTTTAATTGATTTTGTTGTTTGTATTATTTTTTAAATAGTGATGCGAAGACATAATCTTCTGTTGTTCTTTTGCGCCCTTGAGCATAAAGATGAAGTTGCTTCTCCTCTAATTGAGCATCTGGAGTGTGAACCAAAGTGTCTGTGTTCTCTTGTGAAGATAATTCTTCATTCATAGACTCGTCTTGCGGTAAATCAACTGGGACATCTTCCGAGTCCTCTGGCGACATTACTTCAAGCACTTTAGTGTACATCTCTTTCATCTCCTTCATAGCAGACTCAAATTCCTCTCTTGAAACATAGTCCATAGAAGGTGCTTCCATTGGTGCTTCTTCAGAGATAGGTTCTTCGGCAAGTTCCTCTTGCTTATCCTCAATCTCTTCTTGAGCCGCAAGTTCTTCAGAAACAACAACTTCTTCTTCTTGGATTTCTACTTCGTTGACAGAATCTGCTTTTAAAGCATCTTCAGCCAACTTTACGATTTCATTGAAAAGTTGTTTTGGTGTTCTCATAATAAATTAAACATTTTATATTAATACTAATTATAAATCCTTTTGTCTTATTTTCAGATTTTTCCGATACCTTGATTGATTAACTCACCCTTGCAACACTTGCTTGAGTAGGTCTTTCCATCCTTACACAGACACCCTCTCTTACCTCCTTTTGGGGATGAATAAGAGCCGACATCTTTAGGGTCTTTATATTTTCTATTTGCCATTATGATGAATGATTTTGTGTTCTCTGAATAAAATATATTACATCCCAAATCTTTGCAGTACCGCCTATTGCAGTAATCTGTAATTCAGAACCGCTTGTAACAAATGCACTATCTGAATAATATTGAAATACCCCGTGATAATTATGTGAGGCATCATTCCCTTTAGGGAAAACAATGTCCGCTGATAATCTGTCGTAAGGAGTCCCGTTAAGTGCCTCTAACTTTAACTCCAAATAGGTCTGATTAGCGTTGGCAGAGGAATATTTAAACACAACAGTCATTACATATACATCAGCATCATTAACTGCTTGTATCTTCTGTGTCACACCGTTGTAGAATGCCTTTGGAGAATGAATATGCTCGTTAATTACATTGCCAGCATTATTTGGTAGGGTGATTGTAACACCGTTAACTAATGACTTTTTGTTTAATGAAGTAAACTCTGTGCCATCATATCTCGCCCACCCAAGACCCATAGCGTCTGTCTGCGGAGGGTAAACAATAACCTTCTCATCATTGAAGCCCATATAAAGGGCTTCATCTGTAACCATCATTGCACCTTGCTCGGTGTTTAATTCTGGTAAACGAGATTCTGTTTCACTTTGAACGTGTACTCGGTATGAAGTGTTGGTTTTACTACTCATTGTCTATCTGTTCTAATTTGCGGATAGCCCATTCAACGCCAGCACTTCCGCCCCAAGCATCCCACATAAGTCCACCACATCCTTCTGAATAGGCAACATCTTTGTGTTGTTGATGACGCTTGAAACTTGCCATACGAGCAATAGTATCTCTTGTGATTGCCTCTCCTTTAGCCAATTGATTTGCTCTTTGCTTACCGACATCAGTTCCACAACTTCCCCAGCCATTTTCATCTGCCCATTTCAACGCTCTCTTGGCGTTATTTTTAGCAGCCTCTGGATAGTCACTATATGAAGCCAACTCCTCATAGGACTTTAACTCGTCTAATAATTGATTTATTTTGCTCATAGCAGATAAATCTGCCTCATCCCATCCTTTATTCTCATTGAATATGCCCTCAATAGAGAAACCTAAATAGCGACCAGCCTTAACATCTTCCCAAACCTCATCATTCTCAACTCGCATAGCAACCGCCCAAGAACCTTCAACCGCATTCAAGCCATATAAGGCAGTCTTGTCTTTAGCATTGTCTTCTACAATCCAAGACTCCGTTAAAAACACCCCATCGACTTCCATTTCGTGTTCAATGGTTGCATTATGTATTTTAAGTGATTTAAGGTACTTTTCAGACGCTTTACGGACAGTATCTTTACTAAATGTTATATTATACTCAAACCCACCGTTGTTGCGGTAAATCTTCTTATCTGGGACAAGAGCAAGACCAATAACAAGGCGTTTCTCCTCATCCATAGTCTTTAATTCAATTTTATGCTCCGACAGAGCAATAAAATTCTCTTCTATGGCTGGAAATTCAACCAAAGAGATTGCCTCTATCCCACTATTGTCTTCATCATCGATGAATAACTCTATTGTTTCTAAATCATCTAAATTTCTCATAAGGAAAGAATTATATTATAACACTTGATTTATTGGTTTTTGTTTTATATTCCAGATGCTTGAATGGCATTTGCCTCTATCTCACCAGCAGTCGCTATATCGTCATAAACAACATACGCTCTTGTTGGTTCACCGACTTGACCAGCTACTGTTTCCGCTAATTGGTTTCTACCACTCGCCCCCACTATGTTAAAGTTTGGGTTGAAGGTTGTTGCCCCAGCAGCTTGAGAGACACCGCCACCAGCGCCTTTTGTTGGCACTTCTGTCTTTGATATATTTCTAACATTAGCAATACCAGTAGATATTACTGCAATCATAGCAGCAACTCTTGCTGCCGTACTCGGTATTGTCTCGTCATTAAGAACTTTGTTTGCAGCAGCATATGTGTCAATTGTTGCAGCAGCAATCGCAAACATCTTTCCTATTTCCGTCTGTTCTCCAAGAAGAGTTGATAGCCCTTTTGCAGCATCCCCATAATGACCAAGTGCGTTAATTCTTGCTTGTATTGCAGACTCATCAATAGCAACCATATTTGCTTGATGTTCAGCAAGACCAGCTTCAGACTCTTGTTGTATTACGCTTATGTCTTCATTATTTCGAACTGCCGCATCTATTCTTTCTTGAAATATTCTTTGCTCATTAGCCCAGCTATCTTCTTCGGCTTGTCTTTTTAAGTCTATTCTTTCTAAAGAATTTAAGGTCTTTTCTTGCTCTAAAGAGTTTTCAGCAGCATCACGCTCAAAAGTAGCTTGTGCTGCTCTTGAGTTTTGCTCTATCATCAAATCATACCTTAAATTATTATATTCAGCTATTTGAGCCAGAGACAATTCATTAGTCGCTCTTTCGTGTTCCAGACTCGCAGCGGCAATAGACTCCTCAATCTTTGCTATTGCTCTGCCGTGTTGAGTAGATTTTATTTTGCCTAAAGCCAACAATTCGTCTTGCTGCGCTCTTGATTGATTCATCTTTTCAATGAAAGCATCCCTTTTTAAGTCTAAATCCTTTTGCTCATATTTATGCTTTAATTCAAGTCTTTTTATCTCTCCCCTTTCGTCTATTTGCTCTGTTCTTTTTTGGAATGATAATATATCCTTTTCCAAGTCAAGGAATAATTGCCTAAATTCCCTTTTTATTTTGTTCTTTCCATTGCCATCCTTGCCGCCTTTTCCCAAAAGACCCGTTATGATTGGGTTTTCCCCTTCTGTTAATGTTTTATAGAATTTATTATATATTTCTAATGAAGATTTAAAGTTTTGAGCCACTTGGGATTGAGCCGTAGCAAAACCACCACCCAACTTACTCACAACCGCACCAAGTGATTCATACCAAGTTAAAGAATCTTCACCTAAAGCCATTATCTTCATTTGCTCCTTTACTTGCTCTTTCATTAGTTCAACAAGAGCATCTGCTTGGGCAGCCTTCATTAGATTATCTACATAAGCATCAAGAGCATCAGAAGAGGCTGTGGTTAATTGTTCATTTTCATCTAATGTTAAGTTTAAGTCTTTTATTTCTGAATTAGCATCAGAAACTAATTCTTTTTTAATATCTAAAGAAAGGTTTGTGTCATTTAGTGCTTTTTTAAGAACGCCAAGTTTTACCGTCATATCAGTAACTCCAGAATCAGCCAATTCAGAAGCCCCATCATTTGCTTTTGATGTACTACCATAAAAGTAATCTAATGCCGCAACTGCCGCTTGAATAGCGAGCAAAATACCAAGCGGCCCTTTTATAGATGCCCACATTGCTTTCATCGCTCCACTAAAGCCAATAGCTTTTTGTGTTGCAGCGTCGATTGTTGTTGAAGCATAAACAAGGTTTGATGCTAACTGTGACACGTTATTTGCCACCCCACGAATACCATATGGTGCATCAGAAATAACCCTACCGAGCTCTAAAGTTGCGGCAGACGCACTACCACTTGCAGCAGAAACACCAGAAAGACCGCCTTTGCCGTCTTTCCCATTTATCATTTCTTTGGTGCTAACATCAAGAGTCTCTTGGGTCTGCTTGACCTTAAACATCATTTGGTTTAGCCGCTGATTCGCATTAATATTTTTCTGTACCTCAAGATTTAATTTCGCAAGGGTAGCCTTATATTTATTTGAGCCAGAGTCTAACTTACCTAAACTTTCTTTAAGTTTTTGAGCATTTGCATTAGTTTGGGCTATTTCAAGTTCTACTTTTAGCCTTAATGTCTTTTGTTCATTAGTCAAAGCCATAATTAGTTTTTATTGCGTTTAATGTGTTGTTTAATCTCGCTCCATTGTGTAGGGGCTTCATACTTCCCCTTTGCAATGTTTATGTCTTCATCGCCAACTAACCAATCGTTAGTGTTCAGCATTTTAAGTATATTCTTTATCATAATGGTGCATCAATTATTTCATCCCAATCTTCTTCCCTATCTTGCCATAATACCTCATCTGTGTTAAACTTCAACTGCCCTTCAGACGGCACAATATATTTGGTCTCGATGTCTGTAACCCGTAACAAGTCAAGAGAAGTCTTGCCATTCTTGAAGTTGGTCTTGATTTTCTCTATTAAGAACGGTATTCTGTCAATAATTATGGTGTCATTCAACTTAACCTTTGAGAATATTAAAGGCGGTAGGTAGCAAGTGACAGTAATCCTCCTTGCATAAGGAGAATATATACCAGCAATATAATTCTTATAGAAATTATTGAATAGTGAATTAGGGTTTGTGTCTAAAGTCCATTCATCAAACTCTTCATTAAAGTGAAGCGTTTGTGAATTATCTTTCTTCACACTTGATGGCTTGTTGTATTTTAAACTATTATTGCCATCACTCCACTCTATGTATTCGGAAGCGGAAGAAGTGTTTTGACTAAATGTGTAAAATAATAATGCCTCGCCAACTACTGGCTCTGGCACATTCTCCTTGTTGTCGTTAACATATAAGCCTAATTGTATGTTTGTCTGCTGACTGCTTGACCCATTTATTAAACGCTCGTACATCATCTTCTCAAACTTCGGCTCTACACTATACTCCCCACCATCAAATAGCAAGGAAGTCGAACTATTAGTGCCTTCGTCAAAATCACTAACCCTAAAAGATACATCACCAAAATCATCGCCAGTAATCTGTCTTTGATTAATAGCTAAAAAAGTCTTTGGCTCTGGGAAGGCAAATTTCGCATAGCTATACGGGGCAATCCTCTCTACATTAGAATCAGAGATGTCTATATATTGAGTTATATCGTATGAAATTCCGTTTCTGTAATAACTATCTAAAGATTCGATGAATATTTTATAAGACCCGTCTAATTGTCTGTCCTCATATGCAACAAGGTTGAACATTTTAAACAAGTCTGATAAGAAATCAATTATTTTCTTTTTAGGCATTAATAACGGAACGAGGATGTTTTTCACAAGACTTGTCGTATATCCACCATAAACAGTCAGTTCTTCTGTGCCTCCAGCTTTTCTTGTGATATTTAATGTTGGCGTTATAGCCCCTATACTATTATCCGCATAGACTTGCGTTATTATCTCCCAAGTGCCGCTTACTAAAATAGGTATCTCCCACTCGACAGTTATAGTTCCGCTACCAGTCTCTATATATGGTGTTTCATATGGGAATCCATTTTTAAGAAGTGTTACAACGACTTGGCAGTTTCCAGTACCAATGGTTTCAACAGTAAAGTCACCCTTGTACGATACTATGTTTAATGGAGATGATGTTGTCTGTATGGGTCTTAATTCGTCACCGCTTACGGGGGCAGAATACTCGTACTCTCCAGTCCCATCTTTTAAGTTTGCCCAAAAGTCATTGTTTTCGTCTCCTTGACCATATGTAATATAGCCTTTGTCTCTATGCAGCCACATAAACAAATCATCAAAAGGACTGCCGAATTTAGCCTCTTCCGATTCTATCCAAGTCTTATCGAATTGTATTTGTGGGAATGTCTCCTCAATCGCATCAAATACCCTTGCAACTCTAATTGCTGGCTTAAGGTCTGAATACTTAAGTCTATCGTCAGCGGAAACTGGCTGACCAGCCTCTTCAACAGATAGAAGCCTATGGAACTTTTGGTTGTCGTATTCAAATAATCTTGTGTGTGATATTAAAGGATACTTAATGTCACCATCAACACTTTCTGTGATTGTCGGGGGGTCTGTGGCAAAATTAAATGCCAAACCTTCTTCAAATCCACTTCTAACATTAGCAATATTGTACTCGTGGTTGTATTTAGCTAAAGAAGTTAGGTCTTTTAAATCCGCATTCCCCAAAATGTCTTTTAGGGATGCTAATTCGCCAAAAAACTGAATGTTATACGCTAAAGGGGAATTGTCCTTTAAATCAACCTTATTTAGCTTTATATAGCCCTTCTTGTAATCAAATCCATTAAGTTTAATAATGGCTTCGTGCTTCCTACGAGCATCGAAGCCGTTTAAAACACTATGATTATGAAAATACTTAAATATTCTGTTATTCTTCTTTGACGCTGGTAGTTTAAATTGGTTTGTGTAAGCCGTCATCACTTTACCCACATCTTTAGCGTCTTTAATAGAGTCGTTTAAGACAATATTAACATCTTGGTCTAAATCAGCGTTAATCCAGTTGTCTGTGATTGTGTCATCACTATTAAGGATGGCACTGTTTATGTAAAGTGATACTTGAATCATCTATCTTACGGTATTAATTCGGTCAGCAGCAGCCTCAAATTCAAATGTATAATTAATCATTTTGTCGTTAAGTTTGTTTTTGACTTGCATCTGTTGTGAAGTCAAGTTAACTGGAACAATAAATGATGATGATGTCTTGGGTAGCCACCCAATCCCTAAAGTAGACCTATCTACCCTAATCCATATCTGCTCACTTAACATCATTTCGATGAATATGTCATTGTCCTCTTCTAAATACCAACCAGTATTTAAGGTCATCATAATCTTGCCATTCTTATTCAATATGGTATTCTGATGCCTTGTAGCATCATAATTACCATTGACAAGTAAATTTCTCTTGTACTTATCGTCTTCTGTGCTTAAAGACACATCAAAACGACCAAATGTGTTTACCTCTTGAGTTGCCCCATATCTATTGACGAAGAACACCTCTTGAACCCCATATCTTGTACAATCCTCGTACTGTATGTAAACATACTCTGGGGAGCCAGAAGAGAAGTTAAATTGTATTCTGTCGGCATATGTGCCACCATAAGAAGAACTGATATACTGAATAACACTATCTGTGTCCTCCGTAGGAGTAAGCCCAGTAACCGTATGGAATTGGGTGTACACCCCAGCAGAATAAGTCTGCAATCCATAACCGATTAACTTATCTTGTAATATTGGGACTTTAACAGTTGTGTCTTGAGATGTTCTAATTGTGTCTTGACCCATAAGAACATTACTTGCATACTGATAGTTAATACCATCTTCAAAGTAACTAAACCCGTCTAACCCCGTTAACTCAACGGCAGTATCTGTACCCGTAGTCTCATCGTTATCAACCCAAGTTATCTGATATTTAACCCACACCGCATTACTGTCTTGTGTGCCATTAAATGTGACCTCTACCAAGTCCCTTGCAAATTCTGCAATATCAATAGAGGCATAGCCATCAAATGCAGTTGAGCGGAGTTGTATGCTCGGTGAAGTAGGGATGTCTAAAGTTAAGTCCCCATTCCAGACATATAAGTCAACTAATATATAGTTGAGGTTCGTTCTTGTCTTGCTAATCCAATATGGAGAGCGTAAAAAGATTTTATTCGATGGTAAAGCCATAGCCAGTAAATATTCTTGTTATTTGTTCATCTATTTCATCATAAACTTCCGATGAAACTTCTTTTATCATATTATCTTTAATCTTATCATTAAATGCAAAATCAATCACTCCAGTACCTATATAACCAAATCTCCTTATTGTACCCCTTTCAACAATCGCACTTCTAATGGCAAAAGCGGTTCTCCGCATATACGACCTTGTCTTTTTAACAAAGCGACCCGTCTTTAAGTTTCTTGGCTGGATGTTCTTTGCCTCCATCCACCTCACTATGGATGTTATTGACGGATAGGATTGTTTTGGTGACAACCCCTCATCAAGAACATTAACAATGCCACTATAATATATTTCAAGTTCATTGTTGTTTTTTACTTTGTAGTCAACAGAGTTGTAGGTCTTCCCAGATGCGTAAGTTTTATCTTGGCGCAGCTTGGCTTGTATGGAGTCAGTTATCTGCTCCCCATACTTATTTAATATTGCGCTTACACCCTTAAAGTCCATTAGCAGCTACTTATATCATTAGGGACATCTATAACAAAAGATATTCCCCACCCAGCTAACTTATTCTCAAACTCCTCATACAACATCTCTGCCTCTGGATTATTAACCAAAACATACTGTTGCTCCGCCAATGCACCTCTATTGCCCCTAACAGACTCTATCAGCCCATTAACAACTTGTAATTGTGTGTTTAAGACATCTTGTAAGTTGTCAGCCCCATAGAATGAGTTTTCATACTCTTTAGTCTGGTCAACTACATCCAAGCACATAAGGTCTATGGTGAAACGAATAGTGCTGCCCTCCATAGATGCCTTATTCATCCAAAAGTGGGATACGGGGAATATTGTAGTCTTATCAATGTCTACATTCCTAAAGTCACCAAAGGAAACGTGATTGACATTTGGGTCATTATCAAAATGACCCTTAATGGCATCTAACACATTATATACTTGTCTCATCTTCTACTTGCTTTTTTAATCCTATCTGATTCTAATTTATTCTTCTCTTTCTCAAACTGCAACCAAGTTAACGCCTCGTGTATCTGTAAATTGGTAACCTTCCCAAATCGGAGTGCATTTCCTCCAGCAAGGGCATAGAGGCTTTGATACCATCCATATCTCTCCGCAAACGCTGACTCTGCTCCTCCGATAACTCCTCCTTCTCCAGAAGTTGAAGAGAATAACTCATCATATGCTTCGACAATTTCATTCCTAAACGATAAAAAAAAACCATCGCCCCTAATGCAATCCCCAATGGCATCTCCTTCATTACCTCCGCATACTTCTCTGTCCCTTCATACTCTGCAATCCTATAATGCTCCTTACCATCCCAAGACTTATGTACTGGTCTAAATAATATAGCCATAGCCTTGTGCATTGTCTGCATATCGCCAATGTAAGTGTCTAAATCAACATACTCCCCTAATGACATCTTTGACAAGTTTGGTATGAAACCAAATTCAGCAGTCACATCATCAGACCCCCTTAACTTAAACCTCCTAACCAATGGAGTCTTCTCTTGGAATATTTCTGACATATACTCAAGAGTTGAATTAAATGCTTCAAAAGGCATTTTATTCGCCTCCAACAATTCAATCTTACATATTATCTCCAGTAACTTTAACTCAAGGAAATTAGCGTCATCAACATCCTTGTTCGCATCATAAACTTTCATATACTCTTGATAGTCCTTTAACTTAATATCGTTAATAGACAGAGGCAATGAAATTTTAAACTCACCCATATTTCTTTATTTATACTATAATACCAAATTAAACTGTTTTTGTTCTCCTATAAGTTTCCCTTATACCACTATAAGAAATATCTATCAATACTAATATGAATAATAAAAACAAAATCGTAACTTTTTGGTATTATAATGTAGGGGGTTAAATAGACCTCAATCTACAGACGGGATAAACCCCTATAAACTTCAAGATAGTTCGAGTAACTTACACACTTGTTGGTTCAGATAAATCTATCCGTTGGAATTGCAGTTACATCCTTTGTTGTTTTCGTAGCACCCCAGTAACTATTCACCCAACCGTACCACAGACGCTAACAAGTCTATTAGCAAAGACATTCTAAAACAAATAGGGGGGTGCATATAACACCTATAATAATATATAACACATATAATAATGTTGGGGCTGCCCTCCCAAAGAGGCAGACACAATCACAACTATAAACAAATAACCCCTTTATCACAATTGTTAAATGCCTCTCTCGCTTTGAGGCTTCGAGGCATTAACCATACAACTAATCAAAATTAATGAAAACATAAAATTGAATAACTCAACCCACCCCTCCTTCAATTTACGTTGAAATCACCAAACCTAATAACTCAACCACCCTAATATTAAAAATACGTTAATTACTTGCATATGTCAAATATCTATTTAGAGACGATATAAGAGCCTATCTATAAGTAAGTGACACTTAAGTATATAGGAGTGGAGAAAGTGGCTTAAAAGGGGTTAAAAGGGGGTGTTATTCCCACAATTCATACTTATATATATTTACAGAGCATTACAAAAATAATTGCATAAAAAAAGCACCCTAAAATAGAGTGCTTTATTAATAGTTTTTATCTGTTTGTTTATTGTGGAATATCTGCTAATATATCGCCAATCTTTTCAAATTGTATGGCATCAATACTAAAATAGTTTGTCTTGTTGCCATAGTAATCATAAAGGCAAAATTGGTATGGCTTATCTGTATCCCTTACTAACTTATTGAATTGTGCCTCTTTGTACTGGTGTTTTTTAGCCCACTGGCTTTGTGCTTCTGTTTTCATATCTTAAAAAGTTATATTGGTTAATTCGTTTTTAATACAAGTTATTACCTTATAGTTACTAAAGTTTCTATTGTTACCAGTTAATTCGTAATCATCAGTTAACCGATAGTTAACTATCTTTTTACTTTCAATATCTGTATTGTATAGCAAGAATTGTTTTTTAGTGGTCATTAATAAGACTAACAATTTCGGCGTTATTTTTAGTTTTGTTTGCATCTTGTTTATTTGTTTTTATATTCGTTAATCTCCTTTATATTATCTTTGATATGTTCGGCTATTTCGTAATAATTAACGTCACTTAAGAAAGCTCTGGCGTAATCCTCAACAAATCCCTCTGGAGTATCGTAAAAAAGTATATCAACAATATCCTCACAAAATTCTGGTGTTATGTTTTCGGGGTCATTATCCTCAAAATCTTGACCGTCAAAAATCTCTAACATTACGCGCCAAGTTGCGTAATTTGTCCAGCCGTTATAAGTTACATTTTTCATTTTGTTTCTGTTTTTAATGTTTGTTTCAGTTCGTTTATTTTATGCTTTAAATAATTGTTTTGCATAACCCTTGAATAGGTTTCAAGGTCTTTAATTATTTGCTTTGTTTCTTTGTTCATTTTGTTTAGTGTTTATTTATTGTTTTTAAGTGACTTTGTCAATACTCTTTTAATAAGGTTTAAATGATGGTTTAACTCCTCCATTGACCCGATACCATATTCTCTATTCGTATTATATCGTTTTTCAAACCCATACCCATATTGGCTTTTATTTTCATCTATGTATACAAATTGATTTTTAATAGATACAGAATTCAAGTCTATATAATAAGGAAAAGTCCCGCCATCGTAGGTTACTGGAGTTTCAAGGTCTAAAGACTTAAAGTCTGAAATCATTTCATTGATTAGGTTTACTTTGTTTACAATTGATTTTTTCATAATTATTGTTTTAAGTGTTAAAGGGCCGCCTCATGCGGCCCGTCTAATTGTTTACGTTTATTAATATAGTCCTAAAATCTTTAGGGCTTCATTTTTCTTTTTCCAAGTGCTGTATGACTTTCCAGTTACTGGGAAATATTTTTCTTGAAACATAACCATTTCAAAATCCAATTCAGAATAACCCTCAAACCAAAAATAATTCCCTTTATACTCAAACATAAATTTTGTCTTTTTACGATTTTTAAAAAATGTGCTATCCCATCGGTCAAAAGCCATTGAATAGAATTCAAAGTTTAACCCCTTATTTTGTGCCGCCTCTACTAATTCATTAAAAGTTTTCATAAGTTATTGATTTTTAATTAGTTACATTTTTGAGGGCTTCCTTTAACTTCCCCTCCTTTGCAAATATAAGAAAATAATTAACACGCAAATAAAAACCACTCTTTTTTTATTTGATAGGTTTTTTTGTTAGGGTGACCTTTGAACATATAAAAGAAATGCGCGTGTACGCGTGTACAAAATAGGTTTTAATTATCCAAATAAAATATGTTAAAACTTGTGAAAATAGGGCAAATTTGCGATTCTCGCAGTTTCTCGCAAAAAAGGTATACTATATCCAAAAGAGGGTTAAAGTCTCTAAAAAAGGCTAATTTTTAGCCAAGTAAAAAAAATGAAATGAGCAAATTTATTTTGTTAAAATATTCAAAAAATCACTCTTTTGTAGCCCCTACAAATTATTTTTTACATAACCTAAAAAAATATGTTAAAATTTGGTTATTTAGAACGGGTCTAAATAGAGGGTTGGGGCTGGGTTTCGAGACCCAGACCCCCCCTCATATTAAACATACCCCCTCATATTAAACATAGGGGAGGGTATCATATTAAACATAGGGTATCATATTAAACACGAGAGAGGGGCATCATATTAAACACACCCCATCATATTAAACACAAGTAATTATGGAAACAATGAAATTAGGTAGAGAGGCGTTAGATTTATTCTGGGAAATGATAGACTTATGCTATCAAGATGATTTAGATGCTTTTGATGCACTGTATGATGACCTACTATATCAAGCAGAAGGATTAAACGAATCTATTGAATTGGCAGAGGAGTGCGATGGAGATGGATATGAACCAGAATTTACTGAAGCACTAAACCTTGCTAAAGAAGTAAAAAAGTATAGAGAAGACTTAATTAAGTTAAAGGAAAAGAATTTTGATTGGATTTACGGATAGTCACCTTACAACATAAGTACCTTTATTCTTATTGTCTGCTAAAAACATAACGGCATAGCGGAGTGCATCAAGGTAGTGATTGTATTTATCAATCGGAGTAGTACCTTTCTCTTTCCAAGTGTAGTTATTCAGTTCTCTAATTATCCCGTGAGACTGCCTATCAACTATAATATCATAGTCTTGCACAAGGGCGATACCAGATAGTATCGACCCTTGCTTTTGCTTCGCTGGTTGTATATTAACCCCAGAGTCTTTAAGTTCTTTTATTAGTCTTGGTTCGTGGTTGTCACAGATGATTAGGTCAAGACCAGCGTATTGTTTGTTTTTAGACGCTATATCGCTCGTACTCATCCCAGCCTTACCATATATCTCCTTAACATATATTTCCTTCTTAAAATCATCCACAGAGACTTTTACCAATGTAGATAAATCCGTAGAAAATCCAAAGTCTTGACCAAAGCAAGTTTTATTGAGTTCTATATAGTTCCCCGTCTTCCAATTTGTATAGACCGCCCCATCTTGCTGATTAACCCATCCACCTAATATCTGATGTTCATACTTCTCTGGTCTTTTAAGTTTCATCTCGTAGATGCTATGCAGAAAACTATCTGGTAGGTTTCCTTTATTATCTTTATAGGTTGTATGGATGTAAGTGGTGTCTGTGTGGACACCATTCCATCCAGCTTCTATACCCCTTGATTCAAAGAACCTTTTGTATATCCAATGCTCTTTAGTAGTTGGGTTAAGGATTAGCACCACTCTGTTGAAGGCTTTGTTAGAACGGACAGATAAATCTATCTTATCAAATATCTCTTCATCTACAAGTTCCTCTGCCTCATCGACAACAAATGTAGTTACACCAGCCAATGATTTAAGTGCCGCAGTTTGGTTACCACTTGATGTCTTTATCCCTTTGAACATTATAAGGGAATTGGTGTGCATATTGATTATCTCGTCTCTTGTGACCCTAAAGTCATCACTTGCACCCATTAGGTCTATCTTATCTACAAACTCTGGGATAATCGATGTGTGTGCGGATGTCATTGTGTAACGGGTAAACAGAACCTTATGTCCATCTTCATAGGTTAAGGAATTTAAAAAGAGGTTAACGGCAAAAGACTTGCCGCTACCTCTACCTCCAGTTACAATGTAATATCTTGTTTGTCCTTGAAATAATGGTATGTACTTCTCGTGTACATTTATCTTTGTACCGCTCATTCTTCTTCGTGGTCTACATCAATGGTATTATCAATCTGCTTTGGCTGCTCCCCAGTATTATTGATGAATTGAATAACTGGTGCTTTTAGTTGTGGCTTTGCCTCTGCTCTGTTCTCTCCACTCTTACCGTATGTGTAGTTCATAAGCATCTCTAAATGCTTATAACTACCATCCTTTGCCGCTTTAGCAACCTCATCCCATATAGCATCTTCACTACCAAATATATTCTTAATGGCTTTCTGTGATAATTGCTTTGCCCTATCTTTCTTTGCTCTGTTCACTTGTGGTTTTGATACTTGACCTTCGTTCTTAATTATCTTGACTCGACCCTTGCGCTTGTTATACTTGCGCCCATCGTTCTGCCTCTTATTATTGTTATCCATACTATATAACTAAAAATCAATAGTTTTGTTTATTCATTACGTTTGTTAAAGTAATGCAGATACAACTCATCTATCTTATTGT